GCTACCGCTGTCGTTTCCCGTCGAGGAAATGATCAATTCCGGGGCTTGTTCTCGGATACTTGGGAAGTCCAATGTACTTTGGATGCTGGCTCGGTTAGCGCTGGTGCAACTGACACCGATACGGTGACTGTTCCTGGCGTTGCCTTGGGCGACATGGTGATTGGTTTTTCTCATGGTGTCAGCGAGGCTGGCCTGGTCAAACGGGCATATGTCTCTGCTGCTAACACGGTGACTATCGTTACCTACAACCCAACCGCTGGATCTGTGAATCTGGCATCAACCACTGTTACGCTCGTTATCGGGCGCGCTGTGTAAAAGACGGGGGGCCACAAGCCCCCTGTTTTTCATGGAGATCTTAAATGGCCACCTTTCGTTGTTTGGCAAGCGGTCAAACTGTGACCTTTACTTACACTCACGACATTGAGTCCATGAAGGGTCACTCTGGCTATGTTCGCATTGACGAATCAGAGCCAAAGGAAGAGCATCGAGCATTGCCCATGACTCCTCCTGTGAAAAAGTTGGGTCGTCCACCCAAAGTAAAGGCTAAAGCAAATGCCTAAAGGAATGTTCTCTGGAGCCGTGTGTCCCATTGCGACACAGGACGTCCACATCAATCTCAAGAACCGTAATCATGCCTTCTCGGATTACGGTTATGGGCCTCCAAACCCAAATGAGCCTAATGAGGCGTTCTGGCTGAAGAAGGCTAAGATGTACAACGCTCCGACGACTGCCATCAAAGGGATGCGGTGTGGGAATTGTGCTGCTTTTGTTCAAAGCCCAAAAATGATGCAGTGCATCATAGGTGGCCTTGAGAAAGACGAGAATAAAGGTGAACTGTCATACGACGAGGAATTCGTAGCGGCAGCAGACCTTGGATACTGCGACTTATTCCAATTCACTTGTGCAGCGGCCCGCACTTGTGATGCTTGGAAATCTGGTGGGCCTATCACTAAGGATTGATCATGTACGGAAAAGCTCCAAAGATGGCTAGTGCTAAAAAGCCTTCCAAGAAGATGGGTGTGCCTGTGGCAATCATGGTTGCCGTTGGTAAGCCTAAGCCTATGCCCAAGGCTCCTAAGATGATGAAGAAGATGGGGAGAGGCAAATGAAAAAGACCAAAGCCGAAAAGAAGATCAGCAAGGTCATGCGTGAATACAAGTCTGGTACTTTGCACTCCGGTAAAGGTGGCCCTGTCGTAAAGAGTCCTCGCCAAGCAGTTGCAATTGCCTTATCATCTGCCGGTAAATCAATCAAGAAAAAAAGCTAAGCTCTAATCGCTGATGATCTGAGTTTGACAAAACTTGAAGATTTTCAATCCTGTTGTCAGTTGGATCTCCGTTAATGTGATGAACTTGTTCCCATGATTCAAGTTTACGCCCAAGATGAACTTCCATCACATAACGGTGTTCTCTAACCTGCCTACCATTGATTGAAATAACAATGTATTTTTTTGGTTGTCTTGTTCCAGCTCGCCTCATGATTGGACTGTTCAGACGCGCTTTTAAGGAAATTTCTGGATGAGCCAAAGCCAGACATTTTCTAGAACAAAATTTGGCTGATTCAACTCTGTACTTGGGGACGTAAAAGTTAACCAAACAATGTTGACAGGTGATCAACTGCCCTGTTTTTCTTTTTTTTGCCCGTTCAGTTCCAACAAGACTGCCAACATAACGAGATGAACAAGACCTGGAACAGCATTTTGTTGTAGATTTTCTTGGCTTGAAAGAAATTCCACAGGAAGCACAACTGATGTTTTTCATGAACGATAGTGATAAAATTGCGTAATGGCAATAGTATACACGAAGGACAATTATGAAAGAAAAGTCTGTTTGGGAAAAGAAGCGTCCTAAGTCGCTGGGCGCTTCTAAGCCTTTGACGCCAGCTAAGAAGGCTGCTGCCAAGAAGATGGCTAAGGCTGCTGGTCGGCCTTATCCCAATCTCATAGACAACATGAGAGCAGCGAGGAAGAAATGAAAAGCCCGGCTTGGACTCGTAAAGAGGGTAAAAATCCTGCTGGTGGACTTAACGCAAAGGGACGAAAGTCCTATAATGAGTCAACTGGCGGGAATCTAAAACCTCCCGTCAAATCAGGCGACAACCCTAGACGGGCCTCCTTTCTAGCGCGTATGGGCAATATGCCCGGGCCTGAGTACAAGAATGGCGAACCCACTCGTCTTCTTCTGTCCCTCCGAGCCTGGGGCGCATCGTCCAAAGCAGATGCAAAGTCGAAAGCTAAGGCAATCTCAGCGAGGAACAAAAAGTGAGGCCACTCTCGGTTGGTAGAAATCTAACTGCTGCTACAACTACAACGTTGTACACAGTGCCAACCGGCTATTACGCTAGGTGTGTCCTTCTGCACGCATCGAATAATGGAACCTCAAACAAGCACATAAGTTTTAGCTGGTATGACTCAAGTGCCGCTGAAACAATTAAGATCACGACTGAGTTCACGCTTTCTGCCAAATCAACGCTCGCTGAGATTGATGTCAACCAGTACTTTGTCCTGGAAGAGGGTGACTACATCACTACGATTTCAGAATCTGGTTCGACTATTTCTGTGATCGCTACGTTTGAAGAGATAGGATTGACACGGCAATGACCTACCTAGAACTCATCAATGATGTGTTGATCCGACTGCGTGAAACGACTGTTTCTACAGCGAATCAAACCACTTACTCCAGCCTGATTGGCAAGTTCGTCAATGATGCCAAGCGGCAGATTGAGGACGCCTTCGCGTGGAATGTGTTGGGCCAGACTGTGACAATCCCTACGGTGGCGGGCACCTACGTCTACTCTATGACGGGCGCCGGACAAAAGTTCCAGGTCATGGACGCGATCAACATCACCTCTAATGTCGGTCTGCGGAACATCAGTTTTGTGGAGATGAACCGCTTCCAGAATTTTGTACCCGCCATTAGCGGCATCCCCGAGTATTACAGCTTTGATGGTGTGGACGGCAACGGCGACACCAAAGTCGTGCTCTACGCACGGCCCGATAACGTGTACTCGCTCGCTTTTTCTCTGACCGTGCCCCAAGCCACGCTAACTTCTGATAGCACGTCGGTGCTTGTGCCTGATGTGTTGGTGGCGCAAAATGCCTATGCACGGGCGCTGGTTGAGCGCGGCGAGGACGGCGGGTTGGCCTCATCTGAGGCATATCAGTTGTATCGGTCGATGCTGTCCGACTATATTGCGCTTGAAGGCACTCGGTATCCAGAGAACCAGGAATTCGTTGCGATATGAGCCAAGTTCTTCAGACTGCCAGCATTTCAGCGCCGGGTTTCTTCGGTCTGAATACGCAAGACTCGCCGCTTGATCTAGCGGCTGGCTTTGCTCTGGTGGCGACGAACAGCGTAATTGATCAATATGGCCGCATCGGAGCGCGTAAGGGCTGGTCGCGGGTCAACGCTTCGTCTGGCAACCTCGGCAGCAACGATGTCGGCGTCATCCATGAGTTGGTGCAGTCTGACGGCACGCTGACAATTCTGTTTGCAGGCAACAACAAGCTGTTCAAGCTGGACGGCTCGAATGCCGTAGTGGAGTTGACCTACGGGGGTGGGGGTAGCGCCCCAACGATCTCGGCCAACAATTGGTCGTGCGCCTCGCTCAACGGCATCACCTACTTTTTTCAAACCGGGCACGATCCGCTGATCTATGACCCGGCTGTCAGCACCACGACGTATCGCCGCGTCAGTGAGAAGACCGGCTATGTAGCTACGGTGCCAAGCGCCAACATTGCGCTGTCGGCCTTTGGTCGGCTATGGACGGCCAGCACTTCAACAGTCAAGAACACAGTTTACTTCTCTGATCTACTGGCCGGTCATGTCTGGTCTACCGGCACTGCCGGGTCGCTCAATGTAGACCGCGTTTGGCCCAACGGCCCAGACGAAATCCAAGGACTGGCCGCTCACAATGGTTTCTTGATCATCTTTGGCAAACGCCAGATTCTTGTTTATCAGGACGCCACTACGCCATCGACAATGCAATTGAGTGACACGGTGGGTGGCATTGGCTGTCTATCGCGTGATTCAATTCAGACCACGGGCAAGGATGTGCTGTTCCTGTCGAACTCTGGCGTCAGGTCGTTTGCTCGGACGATTGTTGAAAAGTCAGCCCCGCTTGGTGACTTATCTAAAAACGTGCGGAACGATCTGATGGACATCGTGGGCAGCGAAACGCTGGCCAATATTAAGTCGGTCTATTCCGAGAAGGAAGCCTTTTACCTTCTGACGCTTCCAACCACTAAAGAAGTTTACTGTTTTGACACACGCGGCCAGTTGCAAGACGGCGCGTTTCGCGTCACCAAGTGGGACTCCATCGAACCGACAGCGTTGTTGTCTCGGCGTAACGGCGACGTACTCATTGGCAAGAACGGCTATATCGGCAAGTACGGCACCTATCAAGATCATTCGTCGTCCTATAGGTTCATGTACTACACGAACCATGCCGACCTGGGCAATGCCAATGTCATTTCCATCCTCAAGCGCTTGAAGGTGGTCGTCATCGGCGGCACGAACCAGTACGTCACGATGAAGTGGGGCTTTGACTTCAGTACCAACTATCAGTCAAACAACGCGCTAATCCCTACTCAGGGCGTATATGAGTATGGCATAGCTGAGTACAACATTGCCGAATATTCTGACGGTGTTGCATTGCAAACGCTTTCTGTTTCGGCCAGCGGCAGCGGTAAAATCGTCCAGACTGGCTATGAGTCCAACATCAACGGCGCGGCGCTGTCGATCCAGCGTATTGAAATCCAATCGAAAGATGGGAAGATGACATGAGCAACTACGTTCAGAGCACTAATTTCGCCACCAAAGACGCGCTGCCATCTGGCGATCCGCTCAAGATCGTCAAGGGCACGGAGATCAACACCGAGTTCGCCAACATTGCGATTGCGGTTGCGACCAAGGCCGACACCACGTCTCCCACGATCACTTCGCCCACATTTCT